AGTGCTAACAATGATGCAAATACCCAAAAGAATAAATGGAATCTTGTAGTTAACCACCGTTGGGAAGCTGCAAGTGGAACTAAGCCTTACATCTTGCTTTCAAGCGAAGCAAACAAAGAGTTGCAAGGATTGGTATTCTATAACAGAGAAGAACTTGATGTAATGAACGAAATAGATATTAACACTCGTAACCTTGTATGGAACGGTTATACAAGATTCAGTGCAGGTTGTTTCAATTGGAGATGTGCTATTTTAGGTGGTGCAACATCAGGTACAACCTTGTCTTAATTTAATTGGGGGGAGAAATCCCCCCTCCTTAAAGGAGAGTAACTATGATTACATGGAAAGATGATAATACATTTGTTGAAGGGAATAGGATATTTGAGGTTGATAGTAAGAACGAAGATGGTTCAATGGTTTCACACATGATAGGCTTTACTGATAAATCATTAGAAAAGGTTTATAACGAAACAGCGATTACTCCTTTGGAATCCAAAGAGATTAAAGACATTGAGATAACAGAAGTCGCAGAACCTTTGGTAAAAGAAGATAAACCAAAGAGTGAACCCAAAAAGTTTATCTGTCAGTATTGTGGTAGAGATTGTAAAGCTAATATAGGTCTTGTAAACCATGAACCCAAATGTCCTGAAAATCCCAATAACAAGAAAGGAGAATAGATAAATGAGTGAACAAACTAATTTTACGGAAGTAACCGCAGAAAAATTCACAGGCAATTTTGTTGGCGATGTAACTGGTTCTCTTATAGGAACATTGTCTGCAAGTGCGGAGATTTCAAAAGCTGATAGTTATGCACTTGCGGCTGCCGATAAAGTGACTCCAATTATAGTCGCTAAAATGACAGTTGGAAGTAAAGTTTTGACTCTTGGACTTGCTGCTAATAAAGCTGTTATCGTTTACAATTCTGGCAGTGAATCATACACAGTTAAAAATGTAGCTGCTGATACAGGAACAGTTTTAGCAACAACTAAAGCAATTCTTGTTGTAGGTTCTGCTACAAAGGATGCCTCAATAGTAGTCGCACTTAATTAAAATTTGGGGGAGGGTTAACACTCCCCTATTTTCAATATCATAAAGGGGGAAATAATATGAATTGGGGAGAAATACAACTTACCACATTAAAAAAGATAGACCCATCATATAATTCATTAACTCCTAATAGAAACACAAAGGACTATCTAAATGCAATAGTTGAAGCAGGTAATCGTGGGTTGCGTGATTTATCAACAGCAGGTAAATACATTGTTAAAAGCTATGAAATATTGCAAAATCCTATTGAGAACCTATTAGGTGATAAAACTTCAATTTATCAACATTTGAATGATGATATAGAGTATTCAGCATTAGCCTATGCTTATTCTTTTGATGTAGACAATCCTTGCGAAGTCGAAATATATGTTGATAATGTTCTTGATACGATAATTACACATTCAAATGAAGCTTATACGAATTATAAAGGTACAATTTCAAACCCAACAGATTCAGATGTAAGGCTTGTGTTTTCTGGTGATTATCCATATCAATATACAAATGTTGCACTTTATGGAGTTAAGTTTGAATCAGATTCTAAGGTATGGAGATATTCGCAAAGCAGAAAGTATAATTTCAACGAACTTGTAACAGATTTTTATAAACTTAATCATGTTGACATAGTACATGAAAACCCATATTTAAAGATTGACGATTACTTTTGGGAAGGTGATTCCACATTGGTATTAGACGGTACTCAATCTGGTAAATGGATTGTTCATTATTTTGCATACCCACAAACTATTGCAGCTGATACACCGATTGATACAGATATGGGATTAGACCCAGAGGTAGAGGCATTATTGCCTTTATATATGGCAAGTGAATTATATTTTGAAGAATCTCCGTCTAAGGCAACTCAATTTAGGAATCAATATGAAGCAGGAAAAGAACAATTAGTTGCTATGGAAACGCATGGAAAGGCACAATTTGTTGACGATAGTGGGTGGCTATAATGAAGTTTAGTATTCCATCAGAAGAAACTGTATATCAACTATCAATTGAAAACTTTAATGGTACAGACCAACGCAATGCACCATCTAAGGTTAGATTAAATCGTAGTCCTGCTTGTCCTAATATGATTAGAGAAACCACAGGTCATAATGTAAAGCGAATGGGATATGAAACAATCTTTGAATTAACAGATGATATTAATGGTATTCATGTTTTGAGATTAGCAGATAGTTCCGCAAGTTATATTATTCATTCAGGAACTAAATATTATAAAACTGTACTTGGAGAAACTCCTTCAACTACCGACTTAGGTGTAACAGGAAATGATGGGTTTTCTGTATCGTTTCAAATGAATAGTAACTTGTATATTTTAGACGGTGCTAAATATTGGGTGTATGACGGTTCAACAATTGCAGAAGTAACTGGCTATATACCAACAATCCTTATTTCAAGAGACCCAACAGGCGGTGGTGTTATTTATGAATCGGTTAACCTTCTTTCAAATTGGAGAGAGGAACACTTTTTGGGGAACGGAACTGATAAAACGTATCAACTATCCGCAGTTTCTATAAATAGTGATACCGTTATTGTAAAATCACTACAAGCAGATGGAACATTCCTAACACTAACAGAAAATACAGAGTTTACTGTAAACAGAACTCTTGGAACTATTATCTTTGATTCTGTTAAAGAAACTCCTGCTGTTGGGGTTGATAACATTTACATAAAATATAGCAAAACAGTAACAGGGTACGCAGACAAAATAAATAAATGCACAATTTGTACTTTGTATGGATTGAGTGGTTCAATGAACAGGGTTATCGTAAGCGGTAATTCAGACCTAAGAAATACCCAGTGGCATAGTGCTTCTGATGACCCAACATATATTGGAGATACTTTTTATACTTTATCAGGGCAAGACAGTGCAAGTATCATAGGGTACTCATTATCAGGCGATTATCTCGCCATACACAGAGATTATAGCGAAAATGGTAGTAATGTTCACCTAATGAATGGTGCGTTGGTAGACAATGTGTTTACCCTTGTATCAGCAGGTTCATATCCTGCCGAGGGTGCTTTAAGCAAGTATGCTTTTTCTTCATTTGACAATGAGCCAATGTATCTAACGATAAACAAGAATGTTTCGTCAATTACACCACAAGATTATTCAGGAGAAAAGTTTTCGCAAGAACGGTCTTACTACTTATCAGGTCTTTTAGAAGAATATGCTACTTCTACTTCCTATTCATGTATATGGAATGGGTTTTATGTTATATCAGGTGGCGAATACTTGTTCTTACTTGATTCAAACCAACCTGTGTATGACAGAAATGAACTTTATGCAAATAGACAATACGAAGGATACTATTTCACAGGTATAAACGCAACAGTTTTAATGGAAATTGACGGAGAATTATACTTTGGAACAGCAAGTGGATATATTAAGAAGTTTACTGACGGACTATACGCAGATGATGGTTCAACTATAACTGAAACCGTTAGTGTAGACGGAGAAGATGTTACAACTGATTTATCGTATCGTTGTTACTGGGATACTCCTGAACTTTACGGAAAATATCCAGAGCTAAAGAAAACATTCAAGCATTTAGCATTGTTATTAACATCTTATCCACATACAGGGTGTAGAGTGTGGATAAAAATAGACGGAATTTGGGAAGTTTTGTTTGATTATGACACAACAGCTAACTTTTTCGACTTTTCAGATTTAAGATTTGATACCATGACATTCAGAACAGATGATACACCAACTGTTGTAGGTGGTAAGTTTACATATAAGAACGCACTTCATACACAATTAAGATTTGAAAACTCAAGACCTGAACCGTTTGGGATATATTTTGCAATTATTAAATATATACTTGGCGGTGAATATGTTAAGTAAAGGAGATAAGTTATGGCAATAACAAGCAGAAAAATCACAACCTATGCCGACAATATTGTAGATTTAGCAGACCGCCCAAACGAAGATGGTATATCTGCCGACCAATTAAAAGCGATATTTGACGGTAGGGGTGATAAAGAAATTAAAGATTCTATCAATGGAATTGTAGATGATTTAGTTGCAACAACCGATGGTGCTTCTGGAGCAGACCAAATAGGCTCTACTGCATTAAAGGTGGGCGGTGCTGAAACAGTGCAATCGCAACTCGAAGAAACCCTTGCAAACGTAGAAGCTCACAAGGCTAATACAACCAATCCACACGTAGTAACCAAGTTGCAAGTAGGTCTAGGTAATGCAGATGATACATCAGACATAAACAAGCCCGTTTCAACCGCTCATCAAGCCGCCCTAAACCTAAAGGCTGATTTAGCTTCCCCAACATTCACAGGCGTACCAAAAGCCCCTACTGCCATTACTGGTGATAACTCAGACCAAATTGCCACCAATAAGTTTGTGTTGGCTAATATGGCATCAGCAGGCTTGGCAGACATGAGCAAGACGATGTATGACCCAAATTCAAAACTTAGTGATGCGTTTAATACGGATAACCACTCTGGTGGTTTAACCAATACTGTTTTTACTATTGCAGACAAGCAAAAGCTTGATACGCCCGCCATAAGTGATGCGGTAGACATTGTTTACGATAACGTTGCATCAGGCTTAACTTCAATAGAGGTACAAGGGGCGGTAGATGAACTATCTGAAAGAACACAAGAAGCTTGCATTGTTACTGTATCAACTGATGATGTTCAGGCAGTTAATGGTCAAATAATCACCTTAACCAATGTTTCAGAGGCTACAACTAAAACATACACACTCGGAGTTGGTGAGACTTCTCACACCTTTAGGGTTGTACAAAACCAAACATATAAAATCTCCGTTGACACTAAAGCAGACTATTTCGCTCCTAATGGCGACACAGAGTTTATTGCAAGCCCTGGAAACGTGAGAGCAGTCAGTAGGCAATACGTAAAGGTTAAAAGGTACGGGTTCAAACGTGCAAGAGCCACAACAGATCCTAATACTAAAATCACATACTTATACGATGCGGTAGGGCTTACTCCCGCATACACAAACCTAACCACCAATGCTTTTGAAGCTGGTGGCTGGGGAACGATCATCAATGAGCTTACAAGACCTGTAATGAAAAAGACTGCGGGCGTAATAGATTATGAGCTTTCAAGAAGTGACTTTACTAAAAAGGTAGACGGGATTACTGGAAGTGATGTAGCTAATACTTCTTATGCAGGGGACTGTTTTATTGAGTTTAGAAAGTATATCTGGGTTTATCGCTATAACGATGCAACCTATGACTATGTTATTTTCTGTAATGGTAAGTACGATACAAACTATAAATCTTATGCCACGACAGATAAGGACGGCATTGTCAGAGATTCATTCCTTTATGGTGCATTTGGTGGTTCTAATATCTCAAGTAAACTGAGGTCTCTTGGAACAGGTGGTTATTTAGTAAGCCAAACTAGAAATGTAGAGGTTTCTTATGCAGAGGCTAATGGCTCTTATTACGATACCATCTACAAATCTGCTTGGGACTTTATTTGCGATTGGCTAACCTTAATCGGTAAAACAGATGATGGCCAAGGAAAGTTTGGTAAAGGCCGAGCGGACACGACTTCTGCCAGTGCTTGTGGGACCACTAAAGACAAACCAATGTTTTATGGTGGCGGAAACAACATCAATGTGAAAATCTTTGGTATAGAAGATTTCTACGGGAACGTATGGCAAGGGATGAGAGGTATGATTCTTGACGGTGCCAACGGAATTAAAACCAAGATGGTTCCACCTTATAATTTCGATGGTGCAGGATATGTGGCCACAGGAGTAAAACCTTCTGGAACAACAGGGGGATATGTATCGGTAGCAGTAGTTGATGATAACGGATATGTGCCTAGTGTAGCAAGTGGTAGCCAGTCTACTCACTTCTGCGATGGACTTTGGTACAACAACGGAATTGTTGCATACGCTATGGTCGGTGGCTCTTGGGACTACGCCTTCTTGGTTGGTCCGCGTTCTGTGATTCTGAACGTTCTGGCTTCGGACACGAACGCGTACTTCGGCTCCCGCCTTTCGTTTGTAGGCCCTGGCCTTTAGTCGGGGTTTGGGGCTGGCCAAGCCCCATAAGAATTAAGTACTAAGGGTTTTGGAATGCAAATAGTCGGTGGCAATTGGAACAACGCCTTCTTGGATGGTCCACGTTATGTGAATCTGAACAATCTGGCTTCGAACACGAACGCGAACATCGGCTCCCGCATCTCTTATAGGAATAATTAAATTAACGCATTCCATAATCCTTGCCCCTTGGCAAAAATTAAGTCGCAACAGGGTGGGTTTAGTAGCAAAAGTCGAAAAACCTAAAGACAATAAGAAAGGACAAACCTTTATGAAACGATGCGGATATATCTATGAAAAGGTTTGCGATAAAGAGAATATTAGAAAGGCAATCCTAAGAGCTTCTAAAGGAAAGCGAAAAAGAAAAGATGTACAAAAGACACTAAATAACCTGACGGCATATGTAGACAAAGTACACGAACTTCTCATAAAAGAATCCTATGTTCCCTCAGATTATAGGACTGATGTTATAAGAGAGGGGATTGCCAAGAAGGAGCGGATTATTTCAAAGCCTAGTTTTTACCCAGACCAAATAATCCATTGGGCCCTGATACTGCAACTTGCCCCTGTAATAACTAAAGGTATGTATGCCTTTACTTGTGGGAGTGTTCCCAATAGAGGCGTGCATTACGGGAAGAAATATATTGAGAAGTGGGTACGTGGCGATAGGAAAAACACAAAGTATTATTTAAAAATGGATGTTACTAAATTCTATCCATCCGTTGACTTGGAAATCCTAGAGTATAAGCTCCGCAAGATAATAAAAGATAAAAAGGTTTTAAAACTCATTCATAACATTTTGTCTAAAGAAGAAGGCCTCCCCATAGGCATACTTTTAAGCCAATGGTTTGCTAACTTTTACTTGCAGGATTTAGATCACTATATAAAGCAAGAACTAAACGCTTTTTATTATATGAGATATATGGATGATATGGTTATTTTCAGCAAGAACAAAAAGGAACTTCATAAAATGCGAAAGGCCATATCAACACACCTTGCAAGCGATAACTTAAAACTAAAAGGTAATTGGCAGGTATGTAAGTTCAGTAAGGAAGCTCTTGATTTTATGGGGTTTAGATTCTTTAGAGAAAAGACAATTCTAAGGAGATCCATAATGTTAAGAGTAACCCGCAAGATTAGAAAGGTAGGCAAAAAGAAAAAGCCCACCTACCACGATGCCTGTGGAGTTATTAGTTATCTTGGTTGGGTTAAGCACTCAGATAGCTATGGGCTTTACAGCATATGGATAAGGCCATACTTAAAAATACAGAAGTTAAAGAACATTATAAGAAAGGAGATGCTTAATGAGAATGCTAAAATCAGAAAGTACGGTTTTCCCGCAGGAACTTGAAATAGAAGACAAGACTGTTTTTGTTAGAAGTAATGTCACTGTAGATGAACGAACCAATCAGGGGACCACAACCTCATACTATGTATACGATGAAATCCAGTACACAAAAGAGGAATGGGCGAACCTACAAGCAGATAAAGCCAATGCAGATGTCACTTACGTAGCCATGATGACGGGGGTGGAGTTATGAGTAAAATGTATGAACAGATTTACGGATGGTATCATTCGACCCCACAACTATGGAATATCGATAGAGTGTGGAACGCAGTTGACAAGCTGATAACTAAAGAAGAGTATTTTGAGATTACGGGATTCGTATTCCCGAGTAAGGAGGAATAGATGAAAGACTTTAAAGGATCTACAAATAGCGAAGACAGAATGTTCAAGGCAATTCAGACAGCCAACGGTTCATACCCTAATGGGTGGATAGGAACACAAACTATGAGTGACATTGCAATAGAGGTAGGTGCTAAATGTTTTCCTGTAACCTTGCTTATGTACGGACAGCCTACGATTATAGGTAATGACTTGGTAGCCTTTAACCCTAAGGGTTCGTTAGCAAATTATAAGAACTCAATGTTAGGCAGTTTTACCTACCCAAGAGCAACCACACCATGTTCAATATTAGTTAACAACGGTAAGGTAGAGTGTGACTATGCTTGTCATGCCTTTAATGGTAAACCTGAAAGTGTCATATACAGGCTTAAATGCGGTGCTTTTGGAATAAAAAGATGCACCTATGCTAGTGAGTTACCAAAGACGGTTGATTGGGCGATAGGTGGAATGGGGTTAATGCAAAACTTTGACCCTGCGGCTGAAGGTTTCAATGGTGCTTATGCTGATGTATTAAGAAAAACAAACCATAATGTACTTGGAGTTAAGAATGGTAAAGTCTTTGGGGTTTACATGAAGAATATGACAGGGAATCAGGTAAATGATTTATGTAGGAAATTTAATTTTGAGTATGCAATAATGCTTGATGGTGGTGGATTGGCAGCTGCAAATTTCGATGAAAAGTTTGGACAAATAAATATTTACGCAAAGCAAGGTTATGCAATACAGTTTATATAAGGGGTGGTGATGAAATGATAAACATTGCATATGATGCTGGACATGGTATGTATACTTCTGGTAAACGATGTGATAAGAGACTAGACCCAAATGAAACTAGGGAGTGGGAGTTAAACAATAGAATCGCTAACTATGTAGAAAGAGCCTTGCTGGACAACTATGGTGGTTTCGCATTTATGAGATTAGACGATAGGACAGGACAAACTGACATATCTCTAAAAGAGAGAGTTAGAAAAGCAAATAGATGGGAAGCAGATGTTGTAATATCTGTCCATCATAATGCTGGTGCAAAGCTGACTAACGCTGGTGGCATAACCGCTCATATCGCAAAGGTTAGTTCTTCTAAGTCCAAGGTTTATCAGAAAGACCTTTACAACAGTTTAATAAAGCATACTGGACTTAAAGGTAACAGGTCGAACCCTTTAAGTAGCAACAACTTTTACATCGTTAGATACACCAATGCTCCAGCGGTGCTAATAGAACATGGCTTTATGGATAGTCTAATTGACACTCCTATTATACTAACAGATGACTTTGCAAGAAAGTGTGCAGATGCTCATGTAGAGTTTTTGGTGAATGCCTTTAATTTAGAACCGCTGCCTAAAAGCCCACCTAAAAGTTTAAGTTTGTACTATAAAATTATAGCAATTATTGAAAAGTTTAGAAGGAGAAAGTAAAATGGAAAAGATTACAACAGGAACAATTGTACGAACAGTCTTATTGGTATTGGCATTAGTAAACCAAGTTTTATGCGTTATGGGAATAAGTCCTATCCCTATTGATGACGAAGTGTTGACACAAGCTATAACCACAGGGGCAACGGTGATAATCGCAATTATAACATGGTGGAAGAACCAAAGCTTTACTAAAGAAGCAATCGCAGCTGATGTGCAGATGCACAGCATGAAAGATAATCGTTAGAACATATTTAAGTGGGGGGAAGGCATTATGGATTATCAACTAATATTCGCAGCCGCTTTACCAAGTATAATATCTGGGTTTGTTCTTATGAAGCTTGGTGCAAAAGACCGTAGGGATGAAAAAAGAGATATTGTAAGAGAAACAAACAGAAGAAAAGAAGGTGTATTGCTTCTAAAAAATCTTGATGCTATTGGTGCTTTATCAGAAATTACAGCTATGTGTTATAAGAATGACAAGAAACCAAACGGTGAACTTGACGAAGCAATCGCAATAAGAAGGCAGGCTAAGAAAGACTTTAAAGACCATTTGTACGAAGAACATGAAGAAAATAAGTTTTTATAACACGAAAGGAGTATTAAAATGGCTAGTAACAGTTTTTTAGACCAGAATAAATCACGAATAGAAGGAATAGCCAAAGCAAACGGGGTTGATATGGGTGTTGCTAAGGATATGTTTATATCCAACATAACACGAGGCACAAACTATGCAGGTGGTGGAGTCGCTAACATTGGCGAACTTAACAAAGGCTGGCAGACTTCAATCCGTCAAGATACACCACCTGCGGCACCACCGCCAGTAGACCCACAAGCCGAAATAGCAAGAATGCTTGAAGAGCAAAGAGCCGCAGAACAACGAGCAATACAACAAAGGATAGATGCAACTGTCGGTTCGATTGAATCATATAGACCGCAAGTACAATCTTCTTATGAAGATGCAGCAAGACAGGCTTATATTAACCAAGTGCGTTCACAGGGTTCGCTTAAAGATGTTTTAGCTGCACAAGGGTATTCAGGTGGTATGAGTGAAACTGCTAACTTAGGTTTATCTTCAGAATATAATGCAGCATTAGGAACTGCACAACAAACCAAACAAACTGCTGAAACTGAAATTGAAAGGATGATAGCAGAGGCAAGACTAACTGGTAACACAGACCTTGCTTCATCAATGGCAAGTTATTACCAAAATTATGTAGCAAACTTACAAAACCAACAAGAACAATCTAATTATATGAATGAACTCCAAACGCAACAACAGCAGACAACTTATGACAATGCGTATAAACTATATGCACAAGGAATTAGAACCGCAGGAGTATTGAAAGCACTTGGAATTGAAGATACTGGAACAGTTGCCCCAACAGGTGGTGGAACAAATAAAGGGAAAACAACGGTAACAGGAGATAAAAAACCAACAGGTATAGATTGGTCGGATGATGATATAAATAAACTATCTGCTGGAAATCAAAGAAATGTCGCCATGTTAATTACTCAATATAAATCTAAAAAGATTTCAGATGCAGATTTTATTAAACGAATGAAAGCACTTGGTGTTAATGTAGGCTATACTTATTAAGGAGATGTTATGGGTAGTATTAAATTTAACACAAATAGGACAAAAATAGACTTAACAGGTGTTACCGAAACCGAATCAAGCACACTCTCTGGTAAAGGTAAACAAACAGCTGTTTTGCCTACATATAAACCTAACTTCAAAGATGTTAATTTGACAACCATTCAGGCACAGGCAAGAACACCTGTATTTAAGTCTGTTACAACACCAAGAAAATACACTAGACCAACCAAAAAGCCTAAAATAGAACTGCCTAAATACACTCCTTTTACCAACGAAGAAGTGGGTTTATTGCAACACCAATCACGTATACCAATGGCAATGCCTAAGAGCGATTTAAGGGATAAGGCTGCACTTAATACGGAATATGCCTTAAAGGTTAATCCTGAAATGTATGGTCGAATGGAAGGGTTTTCCCCACTCGCAACTAAAAAGCAAACAGAGAGAATGTTAGGACAACAGATTGATACTGGTGGAATAGAAGATTCCTTGAGGTTTAAGGTAGGCTATGGTGCAGGGTTAATGGGGCAATACATGACAACGGGCGGAGTGGCACATGGAGCTGTTAGGGCAGGACTAACTAAAGCTATCCCACAACTAGCACAAAACGCAGGCAGGTCTACCGCTAAGAATGTATTGGGTGTAATGGGTGCATCTGCGTTAGCCGATGTATTAACAGGTGTTCCTATAAACACAGTTCAGGCAATCAAGGAATCCACAGTTGGAGAAGAAGTAAATTGGAATCAGTTTGCTAAGAGTTTTGCTGTAAACACTGCTATTGATGTAGTCTTTGGTGGCTTAATAGAAGGTGTACTTGTATTAAAGAGTGGTAAGAAAATTAAAACTGTTGGTGATGTTGCCAAACTAACACCAGAAGAATCGCAAGAATTTATGACACACATTGAAAGACTTGCTTATGAATCCAATGTTAGAAAGGGGAAAATAATACCACAGAATGATACTTTATATGGTAATGCTTTTACGCAACCAACAGGAGAATTACCTGCCCCTAAGATTGAATACGAAGATGTGGTTGTAGATAAAATTGTTCAAAAAAAGCAAAAGTACATTGACGAAGTTTATAAAAATCAGTACAATGACATTGATAGCATAAAGAAACAACTTTCTAAATATTACACAAATGAAGATGGGGGTGCATCAGATGTCGCAGCACAAGCAATCGCAGACCTTAAAAAAGCAGAAAATAGTATATCAAATGCCACAGGAAAGATGGATTGGAATACCAGAACCAAAAAAACCAATTCGTTGCGTAGTGATTTCGAAGGGCAAGGCAAAATAATAGGCAAGGCGTTTTCTGACGAGCTTATTGATACTGGCAGAGTTAATTTAGCGGGTATCAAATTTAAGAGTGTTGATGACCTTGCGGCAATTTCTCATGTGTATCGTGACCCTAGATTTGAAACATTTAGGGTAATATATACAAGGGGAGATGAAGTAGTTGATATTGAGGCGGTATCGTCAAGGCTTCCAAATTCCTCTCGTGTATTTATAACAGATATGCCAACTGGTATTAAAAAAATGAACGAAAAGATGCAACGAATTAACGCAGACGGATATTATTTATTGCATAATCACCCATCAGGCAAGGTGAAACCTTCACAAGATGATAT